TAGTGCCAACCATGTTTCTGTCGTTAAAAATGCCAATGTTTGTTACGCCGAATAGGTAACAGCAGTAATCGACAAAGACTTTGGTACCTTCCCGTTTTTGGGCGTGTACGGCGTCTTTGTTTCCTGTGTACGGTCGACTAGTCATTGTCTTTGTCCTTGTCTTTTAAGCCGTTGCTGGCAAGAATTCCTGATAGTGCGCCAGTCAGAAACAACATCATTGGTGACAGTAGTGCCCAAGCTGATTCGTCATTGGGTGACACGTCTAACGGTTGCACCACAAACAGCAGGCCGTATAAAAGAGCTGCGGTTGATCCTAGGAACGCAACTGCTAACGCTATGCCTACGATGAGGATTAGTCGGGCTTTGATTTCGCTGTTGCTTAGGCGTTTCATGGGTTGCACCTTGGGGCTGTTGGTCGCTCGACGCAGGTTTCACGGGTTCTGTCGTTGCATGAGGTAATAACGAAAGTCATGGCAATGATGAGAGCGGCGGCAACGATCAGTGTTTTCATGGTTCGGTCGGTGTTGTTGCTGGTGTCCAGTTGCAGGACTCAATGTCTTCGTACAGTTCGGATAGGTGACAGGGTTCGTGGCATACACCGCACATGACTTGTTCGGGGTCGCCACACATGTGTTCTTGTACACCGTTTTCGGGGCAGGTTTCGTTTGTGCAAGTAACTGTTTTCATTAGGCAATCTCGTAGGCTAGTTGAAATCGTAATTGGTCTGTGTTGGCTAAAGTGACAGCAGGGCTAGCACCAAAATTGTTGCCTGTTTGGTAAAACATGGTAAAAGTTGGGCCAGCGTCGGCAGTTGGCAAAATGTTATACATTGTGTTAGCACTTGCGTCATAGACAAAACCAGAGCCAATAAATGCGCTGTTGTTTTTTGCCGTGAAAGGTAGACCGACGGCGACAATTTGTGACGCTGTGCCAGCACCTGTGACCGTCAAAAATATTTGAACAATTACAGTTTTTTGAATTTGGCAATATCTTGCATGGTTGATTGTTTTAGTTACTGTCGCTGATTGTGTCAGGGTTGGCGTGTAGTCCACCCACACGGCCCCAATGGTGTTAAGCGTCGCCGCAGTCAACACCTGCCCGCTAGTTGTCCCTGCTGTCCACTGTGTAGCCATAATGTTTCTCCTTTACCAACCCAAACGGTTGGTGTTCAAAATACCTAAAGTAGCACTGTCCAAAGTGAACGCTTCATAAAAAAACGCAGGCGAAAAATAGAATGTGTAACTAGTTTTGCCTGGTACACCGTTGAAACTAAATCCTTCAAAAACTACGTTTGTGTTTGTGTTGCTACCAGCACCAGGCACACGCCATGTGAGAACAGAAGAAAGGCTGGCAAAAGTTTGAATGTTTTGTATGAAATCCTGAATGGCAATATTGTTTGCTGTGACATCATCAAAATCAACTTCAAATTTTAAAATGGTTGGGTCGCCTTGTATGTAACTAATCCATGACGCCAAGCCTGTTGCTTGTGTACTGCTGTTGTCTGCGGATTGCAAACTAAAGCCAGCAATACCATTGGCGGTTTGGCTGGCTGTGTTGTTGCCAAATTCTGGGGCTAAAGCTGTGCCGGCGGCGTCGCTGTAGTTAACAGTGACCTGGTTAAAAAAGTTTTGCAAAGCGTTAATTCGACGCAAAGATGTATACGCAATTGAAGTTGAAGATGAAATAGATCTGTGCAAATTAACTGTGTTGTAGTTCAGCATTTGGGTACGAGGTAAAAAACTTATGCCAGCAGGTATTGCAATTAAAGCGCCACGTTCTGTGTTATTTAACAAATTTAGACGGTTTAAAATAGTGCCGTTGTAGTTAGTTACCGCTTGAGCTGTTGAGGCACCAGCGCCAATAACGTTAACGGTAGGCGTTTTTAAACCTGAAAATGCTTCATCTGTGCGTTCGGCTTGTGCGGTGGTGCTTAGTTGTGTGTACCCAGTGAAGTCTTGCAAGTTCCATTTGCCTGCCCTAGTAATTTCGTCTTGACATGTAATTGTTGCTGTCGACATGCCAACGTTGCCTGGGTAATCGGTATATGTAACTCCTATGACGGTGCCGTAAACAAGGGTTATGCCGTTATTAAAAACAATTTGTACTGCTGTTCCACGAGTAAAACTGGCGGCTTCATTTGACTGGTTTTTAATTGTTATTTGAAATGTGCCACCGCTGTAATTGTCTAGATAGTTTTGGCGGCCAGCGTTACCATTGAACGAAATAACCGAATTAGTGAAAGTTGTGTAAGGCCCTGGGCCATAGCGAAAAATCCATACTTCGCTACTCATTGCACAGACACGGGCAACCTGCCCACATTTCTGTTATAGGCCTGTAAAGCTCTCACAACTTCATTGGGGTCAGCTGACATGACATTGACCGTCATACTGCCACCGCCATTAAAGCCCATACTGCCTAACTTTGACAACGGGATAACCGCCTCGGGGCCGTTGCCTTCACCAATCATTGCCAAGGTAGGCCCTGTGACTATGCCACCTTCGGCAAGTAAGGGAATACTTATTTTTGGAATACTTCCAAAATTAATTAACGGGCCAGCGGCGGCGTCAATACCGTCAAGGGCTTTATTTAGTCCACTAATAGCAAAGTTTAAACCGCTTTCCATTGAACGAATAACTTTATTAATAACATCTTTAAACGCTCCACCAACATTGTCAAAGATTGCAGCACCAAGGTCTTTAAGACCTTCAAATCCTGTTTTGATTGCACCAAACACAAAGCGAGCAACGTCCCACATTCCTGTAAAATAACCTTTTACTAAATCAACAGTTTTACCAAAAATGTCAAATTTGGCTTGTAGTGCAACAAGTGCAGCGATGATTGCAATGATGACTGCAACACCTGTAGCAATCCACAGCGCATAAGTCGAAGCGGTCAGAATGTTAGTGGCAACAGTGACTACGGCCTGAATAGCGGCGTACGCTTTCATGGCGGCGTTTACAGCTAAAATAGTTGTTGCTAGACCTGCAAAAACAACACCGAAACCTACAACTAGGCCCGTGTTGTTTTGAATAAAATCGGCAACAGATTTGAACGCTGGTAGCAGCTTGTCAACAATTGGGAATACTGCGGCACCTACAGATTCTTTAAATTCGTCCATTTGGATACTAAACGATTTCATTTTGCCTGAAGCAGTGTTGGCTGAAGTCGAAGCGGCACCCTTAAACGTGCCAGCCAATGCGGCAAAAACCTCATCGGTTGTAGCGCCGTTTTCAATCAGACTTGCCAAAGCTGGGTCAAGTTTCTTTAATGGCCCTAGTTGCCCGTTAAAAGCCTTTGACAGGGCGTCAGAGACAGCGCCTAAGTCTTTACCTGTACCGGCAGAAATGTCTAGCGCCAGGTTTAACAAATCCTGAGCTTTAGTTACATCGCCAGTACCTCTAACCAGTTTGTCAAAGGCTGGCCGTAGTTCATCATCAGCAACGGCGGCGGCAATTGAAGTTTGCGTAATAAACTTTTCAACGCTGGCTATTTGGGCGTCGGTGGCGCCCGTGGTGTTTCTTAGGCTGGTGGCAAGTAGTTGGGCGGCCTTGTCATCCTCCATGAACGCTTTAACAGCGTCAAAAGCAACAATAGCCAAACCACCCAAAGCGGCAGCTGCAGGCAATGCGGCTTTCTTAATAGCAAACTGGGCTTTTTGCCCTGCGGTTTCTAGTTTTTGAAACTCTCGAATAGCACGGTCAGTGCCTTTACTGTCAAAATCTGAGATTACGGGAATGGAAATAGCCATTAGATCACCTTCAGATTCTTATTGACTTCAGCCATTACGCCGTCAACTACCTTTTGAACTTCGGTTGTCAGGTCAGAAATTCTTGCCTCGAATACTGGCCAGATCACACGGCTGGCAGAGCGCCCAAACTTAGTGCTAAACGCAGTACCCAACGGGTTGACATTGGCACGGCCTGCAATGTCAAAAATGGCGGCGGCAGGGTTTTTTTGCATGACCGAAAAGGCGGCACCACGCTTTTTGTTATTGACACGTACACCCACACCACGGACAGCCTTTGAAGCTGACAACGGAAAAACTTGACGGCCACCAGGCGACCAGTTGCGTTTGGTGCCACTAGGGAAACGGGCGTCATCATAATTAGATTGCATGGCGTCGGTCATCGGTTTAGCGATCTGTTTCATGTTTGCCACATACGCTTTGCGGTATCCAGGCTCTACCTGATTCAAGTATTTAACAGCGTCTTTGACACCATTAACTTGAATCGTCAAATCGGTTGCCATGGCTATTTTCTGCTTTCGTTGATTACCTTTATGACCGTCGCTAGATCATTAGTATCAAACTCTACTTGCTGAGGCCAGTACCCTGTCGCTACTAAAACTTGTGCTAGTGCGTGTCGGTAGGTACTGGCACGGTAGGGCGCTCAGGTTCATTGTCGACTACTTCCAAAAGCACCAGGCGCTTAATGAAATCATCTAGCACTACCGGCACAGTGACGTTGTGTTGCTGGCATGCCTGGTGTGCAAGATACGCCAAATCTTCAATCCCGATACCGTTGGCCATATCGCTGGCTTTGCGTTTGAATTTGCGTTCCCACGAAACAATGGTGAAAAGGTTGGTGCTTACTTCGACTGGGCCTTCACCCTGGTCGACTCTAAGTGTTAGTTGCATGTCGGGCCTTTGCTGTTGTGGTTGCTAGATCAAGAAACAATGGTGGAAAGAACCCCACCCTTAAAGGTAATGCTGATGGTGCTGAGTTCGCCCATGGTTGCGTTGATAACAGGCAGGCTTTCAAGATACGCCCCTACCAATTCGAATCTAGGTTCCGTTGGGCTGGCAGTGGTCAAACCAGCAACAGTGTTGGAAACCTTGACTGTGGTGGTAGTGCCAACTAGAGCTGCAAGAGTTGCGTACGTTTCGGTGGCCGCATAACTCATGTACAAGTCCAATGTGATTTCCTGATTGTAGAGACCAGCAACAAACACACGGCTGGTGGAACCAAACGCCGTTGATTCCAAAGCCTCGGCCATGTTGGTGACCGTGGCCGCAGTGCATTGGTCGGTCAATGAAACGCTGTTGACCATTACGCCTGGGTTTGAAAGGTATGTCGAAGTTGCCATGAGGTTTAATCCTTCTTTGTGTGTGCTTTAGTTTTAGCAGATTTTGGGGCTGGGCTGTCGCTAGGTTTCTCATCAGATTTGATAAACCCGTGAGCTAGTAACGCTTCAATGTTTGTACCGGCACCAGGCACAAACTCTGCGCCTACTGTCCCGATTTTGTCGCTAATGATTATGTATTTCATGGGTCACCCTGCTTGTGCTTGTACGTCAATGGATAGGTCATAAGCGGCAAAAGTTTGGCCGCCAATCGGGATATAGCCAGGTCGCCCAGATTTCACGGCGACATTCTTTGCTAGGACCGCCGCACACATGCTTAAAACGTTGCGTAAGCCGTCAAGATTGCCTGGCCCTAGTGTCACCACTTTTACCGAAAAATTCATGGTAACGATGTTGTAGTTAAAGGCGTCAAAACTTGGGGCGTCAATAAACACGCATGGTGGGTTGATTTTTTCAGGGTCAAAGACAACACGCATGCCAGTGATTGTGGCAAGTGTGGTTGCCAAATCGTCTATGGCCTCATTGAACAGGTCGGTGTAGACAGTCATTAGGCAACCGCTGGCCGTGGGATACCGGCTAACTGTTTAATTAGCGGCGACAGTCCCGAAACTGCAGCTGTACCCATATCGCTAAAACTGGCGAACTGGTCAATGGCGCCACGTTGTCTGTAAATCGAGCCGCCCATCATGATCGTGGCAAGCTCGACATCGGAGCTAGGGACAACGGTTAATTGATCGGTGTAGCCCGATTCCTGCCTGCGACGAAATATAAAATTGTTAGCGCTATTAGCACACTGAGTTAAGAAAGCCGTTTCGTCTACGCCTGCTAAAGCGATACCTAGCCAGGTGCCAATCTGTGTGCCTGTAATCCATGTGCAGGTTTCCGTGTAGGTCAGGGTGCCTTGTGGAATAGCGGCAACACGGTCGAGATCATCGCCAACATCATAAAACAACACCTGGTTAGGTATCGGGTAGTTGTAGTCAAATGTCAGATCACCAGTACTAGTTACGCCCGTGAACAGGTATTCGGGAATGGCGTAAACGGTTTGGGTGCCGTTCAAACCGTGGCCTAAGCCTGCAAGCGTGAACGGTAAACCCAAATTTAGTTCAGGTTCCGTCAGTGTTTGAACAACTGCGTAGTTGTCCAAACGCTGGTGGAATGTAACAGAATAAACAGCCATGGGCGGCTAACCGCCTTTCGACTAAGCCTGGGTGATTTTGCGAATCATTGAACTGTTAGCGGCAAACACTGCTGCATAACCGTACATTGACATAGTGCGTGACACCGTGGTTGGGTTTTCAACACTTAGCAAGCCTTCATCTTGGCGGTAGATTTCGTAAGCATTGGCGTTAAAAATCACCATGGTCTTAGCGGCGAAATTCTTGTCAACGATGATTTGCAAGCCCAACGGGTTGCTGTTCTGCCATGAAGTGGCGTCACCCTTACCCAGTGTGTTGTAACCGTTAAGGCCGCCGCCCGTGTAACCAAAAATCGGGCGCTTGTTGTCATCAACCAACTGCATCATCAAGCCCCAGGTGGCTGGGTCAACAGCAATGTGGGTTGGCAAGTAGTTGGTGGCGGCAACGGTGGTGACTGCGCAATCGTAAATTGACTTAAGCAAGTCAGTTACGGTCAAGTCCCAAACACCATCGCTGCTTGCGCTTGACACAAGCGTGTCACATGCGTAGTTGTCAATTGCAAGCAAGTACTGGCCGGCAAGGTCCTGCATAATGATTGCCATAGCGGCGGGGTCACTGAACGAAACTGTTTGGTAAGACAATGTGGTGCTACCAGCAAAAGTTTTTTTGGTGACAGTGTTTGAAGCAATCACTGAAGTGGTTGCAGATACTGCGTCAAGTTGTGCGCTTTGTTCTGCGACAGTCGGGTGGGTCGTCCAAGTCGGGCGTATGAACGATGAACCTGCATTGCCTGCAGGCATTGCACGGGTGCCAACGGCTGAAAGCAACGGCGCAATGTAGTTAATGTCCGCAAACACTGGGCCAAGAATCGGCACAGGAATAAGGCCAGCGACATTTGAAGTAACTACATCGCCAGCGGCTGCAGCGATCGGTGACTGGTGGTATGAACGATAGTCATTCCAAACTTTGGTTGCGTTGGCGGCTTCTACGCCACCCTTGTGCATTGCTGCAACAAATTCGGCGGCGTTTGGCAAACGGGGTTCACGCTTTGCTTGGGCAAAAATCGGTGCTGTAGGCACTACGGTTTCTTCAACAACTGCAGGGGTAATTTCCATTTTGGGTTCTTCCTTTGGTTCTTCGACTTGTGGCGCTTCCGCCGCTACTTGACTGATCGTAGCACCAGCGAAAGCAGGCGTGGGGACTAGTGACAGCTCTACCCATTCGGCGGCCAAAATGGTCATGTTGCCTCCATCGTCATATTTAAATTCTGTGGGGTTGACACCAACCGAAACGCTGTCGATTACACCGTCAGCTGCAAGTACTAGGGCTTCGTCACCGGCACGGGTGTTTGACACTTTGGCGGTGAAGTACATCGCTTCTGGGCTGTCGACACGTTCAGCAACTAAACCAACAGGCTGGGTTGAATCGTGGTACATGTACAGGCGTGGTGCCTTACCGTCAATGGGCAAACTGCCTGGTGCAAACTGCACGGTGGTACCGTCGCTGACAGTGGCAAAAGTGTTGTAGGGAACCGCAATTCCTGTGATGGTGCGGCGTGCTTCACCGTCAGGGCCAGCGGCTTCGACAGCAAATGTGTTTGAAGTAAAACGAATCATGACGCTAATTCCTCTTGTGTGTTTTCTTGTGGTTGTTGTTGGGGTTCGTACATTTCTGTGCCTTCAGATTTTAGATAATCTTCATAGTCCCATTTAACATAGGTTCCACGGGGCAGTTGCTGACTCAGGGCTGAAGTAATGGCCTTTGCGTACATGGATAATCCAAATGTCCAAAGATCGCTTTTGGCAGAATCGCTATTTGTATATGCGTAACTACCTGTAGAAATACCCAACAAATACGGGGGTACATTGCACAAATTAGCGATTTGCTTACTCTGATATTCGGCGGCGTCAATTAACAACATTTTGTCAGGTGTTGCGTTGGTTTCTGTGTACGTCAAAAATTCGTTTAGTGCAGCTGTCTGATTGCTTGCCCGTGCCTGGTTAAACGCTTCAGCCAACTGGGCCAATTCAATGGCGCTCAACGGTTCGCCACCAGTTTGTTTAAGCACGCCTGCCGGTATGGCGCTCGAAGCATTGCGATACCTGGCATCTTCAAGTTTTAGAGCTGTGGCTATGGTTTGCTCAGACATAAAGATCATGCCTTGGGTTGGGCTGTAAATTTGCACCACATCGGCTGGGTCGATAGCGCCGCCGTTGAAATAGATTTCTTTTGATTTACCGAACCACACTGGGCCGTTTGCGTCGGGCGTCGTAATACTGCCCTGGGGCAAACGGGTAGCGCTCGCCATGTAACCGTCTTTTGTGCGACTTGTGATGTAAAGAAAGCAACGGCCAAAGAAGAAAAGATCGTCAAATACCCAAGGAAATAGGAAGTTATTTGGCATTTCGGGGTCAAGTTGTTTTAGCCAGGAACGGGGCGCTAACGGCACCGATTCCATTTCTTCACCGTTCCATATTTCGGTGCACATTTTTAGTTCCATGTTGGCAAGAACTGAGGCCATCAGGTCACGGCTTCGACTGATAGCGGCAACAGACATTGCACGGTTACGCATTAAGCCAGCCTGGTAAGACCACCAGTCACCAATCAGGTTTGGGCCTGCAACTTGTGAACTGTAATAGGCGCCACCAACTGCAGCTGCTTGCACGGCAGGTTCAGGCTGTGGGCTAATCGCCGCTTTGTTCACTTTGCTACCGCTAAAGATTCCCATGGTCAGTTTTCCTATCGGGGGTGTGTCCCTGCCCTGCCCGACGCAGGGCAGGAACTATTCCAACATTAGCCTGACCTAAAGTCACGGTGTCCTAGACACAGCAAACATAGGTTTGCCCACAATCTTTGGCCGTGAACTTTCGGCAATAGCCCACGCCATGCACCGGCACAGCTCTATTGGGCCAGGCGACTTTTGGCTAGACAGAACAACTCCACCGCCAGTTTTTGTAAGCACAGCACGGTTGACATGTTCAGCCAAAGCCAATTCGCCACGGTGCCGTACTTTGCCTTCCACAATCATTTTTTGAATCAAGCCCGAATACTTCAAAAGTTCGCCGTAACCAATAACGCTACTTCGACGTTCCAAACTTTTTGGCAAATGCAAATGCAGGGCTGGCGTAATGACCAGACTGGTGGCCGTGTCTGCCATGACCCGTTCTATTTCTTCCCACATTTGATCTTCGGTATCGACCATAAATTCGACACACACATGGGCTTTGGATTCAAGCACACTTGACCTGACACCCACATAACGCCCGTCAGTTAGGTCAGTGTCAACTGCCAACACGCCGCCAAGTGGCATAGCAATATCGGTTTTTTGTTTGTCCCATACGCCAGGTTGTAGCCAGGCGCCACGGGCTGACACCCACATGTTCAAGTGGGCACGCAAAAAACTGTCCTTTTTGCTGACAGCCCTAAGCGCCTCAACAGTCACGGTTTTCCCCATCGCTGGGTTGGCCATAATCCAATTGGATTCATTTCTAGGGTCACTGCCAGGCTTCATGCTGTATTCCGCAAAGTAAAGATTGCCAGTACTGCCGTTGTCAATCTCAGAAATGGCGGCTTCTCTAAAGGCTATGAAACAGGCGCTTGACTCATCGCCAGCGGTTGACCAACTAGACAGCAAAGGGTTAGCCCTAGCAATCTGACTGGGCCGTAACGCTTCATCAACTACAGCTGCCGAAATGTTCCACAATTCGTCAATGACGATTAGGTCATAACTACCGCCGTGCAAGTTTGGGGTTGCAGCTCTAACTTCCCACGTTGACCCATCAGGCATTTTTACGGACTTACGGCCCATAGCGTTGGCTGCTTTCGCCCCAAATTTGTCAACAAGTATTGGGGCGATAAACCCAAAGATTGCTTCAGCACGGTCAAGTTTGTTAGCAACCGAAAGCACCGCCTGAGGCTTGCCTCGAATAGCCGCAAGTTCAGTAATCCACCAACCGATCATGGCTTGCAAAGCAACAGACTTTCCTTGCTGTCTGGCCGTGGATACTAGAGCTTCTCGAAACTGTAGGTTGCCTTTACCGTCATGGGATAACTGACCGTCAAGCACATGCTTTTGCCAGTCCATAAGTTCAATGCCCATGTGATCGGAAGCCCAGGCAGAAACCCTTGCACCGTAACTGTGCTGGTTCAAGCCAACCGTTTCAAGTCTTGGCAAATGTGCCGGCACCCCTGCCAGTTCAGGCTGGTTACCGCCAGTTTCCCCCAAAATGTTTGTGAAGCATTGGGTCGGGGTCAGGGGTTGCTCCACAAAAAATC